CATGGCGGCCATCGGCAAGACCACAGGCCCGCTCGGTCGTGCGATCAAAGGCCTGTTCGATCATATTGGCGAGATTGTCACCATTGCCGCCACCTTCGCCGCCGTGCTGGGTGGTCGGCTGGTGATTGCACTGGCGAGCGCCGCGCTTGGTATTCGCGGTGTGTCGATTTCACTGGTCGCCCTGCGTGGTGCCCTGATCCGCACCGGTATCGGCGCGCTGATCATCGGCGCGGGAGAATTGATCTACTGGTTCGGGCGACTGGTCAAAGGGGCTGGCGGGTTTGGCGAGGCCATGCGGCTGTTGAAAGATGTGGCCATCGAGGTTTGGGAACGCATCAAGCTCGGGGGCAAATCCCTCGGCGCGGCCTTGTCCTCGGTTTGGGCACGGATCAAAGCCGGATGGCTGACGATGCTGGCGGGGATCCAGAAAACCTGGACGGATTTCCTGCATGCGATGACGCGCGGGATTGCCAATATCCCGGGCATGGACAGCGCCATGCTGGCCATCGGCAATGCGGCGATCATGGCAGGGTCGGCCTATTACGAGATGGCGGCCACGGCAGAAGACGCCCGAAACGCCGCTGACGGGCTGGTGAACTCCTCTCGCGAAATGGCGCAAGCCGCGACCGCGCCGCTGACCTCCATGCAAGCCCTGCGCGATGCGATGAAAGCCAGCGCCGAGGATGGTGAGAGCGGCCTTGCGGGCACGACGACCGCTGCGGAAACTCTGTCCCGAGTGGTCAGAGGAGCCGGCGGCGCGGCCCGCACGGCGGCAGAGGTTGCCAAAACCGCATGGGACATGGCCGCAGATTCCCTTAAGGATTACGCCACCAAGGCCGCCAATGTGGGAAAAGGGATTGGTGATGCACTGGTCGGAGCCTTTACCAGCGCCGAGAATGCCATCGGCGAATTTGTCAAAACCGGCAAGCTGGATTTCAGATCACTGGTTACGTCTTTGCTGGCGGATATGGCCAAATTGTCGGCACGCAAGTTCATTCTCGGGCCGCTGGCCAATGCTTTGTCGGGTGCACTTGGCAATCTCGGTGGCATCTTTGCGCCAGTGTTACACGCGGGCGGCATGGTTGGCGGAGCCGCCCCGCAAAGGACTGTGCCTGCCATGGCCTTTGTGGGTGCGCCGCGCATGCATTCCGGCGGTTGGGCGGGGCTGCGTCCTGACGAGGTGCCCGCCATCTTGCAAAAGGGCGAGCGGGTATTGAGCCGGCGCGAGGCTCAAGGCTATGGGCAGAGCTCCAGCCAAAACGTCACCATAAATATCCAGACCCGCGATGCCGAAAGCTTCCGGCAATCGCGCACCCAGGTTTCGGCCGACATTGCCCGTGCTGTCGCCATGGGCCGGAGGGGCATGTGAGGGCTTCCCGAAAAGTGGGAACCGGTTTTCGGACAAGAAGCATGAACAAGGATAAATCTTGATGGCTTTTCACGAAATCCGCTTTCCCGACAATATCAGCCGGGGTGCGCGCGGTGGTCCCGAACGGCGCACGCAGATTGTCGAGCTGGCCTCGGGCGACGAGGAGCGTAATGCCAGCTGGGCCAATTCTCGCCGCCGCTATGATGCGGCCTACGGCATTCGCCGCGCCGACGATCTGGCCGCCGTGGTGGCGTTTTTCGAAGCCCGCAACGGGCGTCTCTACGGGTTTCGCTGGAAGGACTGGGGCGATTATAAATCGTGTTTGCCTTCGGGGACGCCATCCGCAACCGATCAGGCTATTGGAATTGGTGACGGGGCGACCACCATATTCCAGCTGGTGAAGGCCTATACATCCGGTGCGCAAACATGGACCCGCACCATTACAAAGCCGGTGGCCGGAACCGTTACGGTGGCTCTGGACGGGATCGCGCAAGCCTCCGGTTGGTCAATTGATACCACCACGGGTCAGATCACCTTTACCACGGCTCCGGCCAGCGGCCTCATGGTCACCGCCGGTTTTGCATTCGACGTGCCGGTGCGTTTCGATACCGACCGGCTCGACGTGACCCACGACATCGAACGCCTTGGCTCCATCACATCCATCCCCCTGATCGAGGTCCGCCGATGAAATCTTTTCTAACTTCCCTGCAATCCCATCTCGATTCCGGCACGACAACGCTGGCCTGGTGCTGGCGGCTCACCCGCAATGACGGGGCGGTGTTCGGCTTTACCGACCACGACCGGCCCCTGACGTTCGACGGCACGAATTTCGAGCCGGAATCCGGCTTCACCGCCTCGGAAATCCGCTCCGGTTCCGACCTGTCTGTCGATGCGCAGGAAGCCGAGGGGGTGCTGACTTCCGCCACCATCACCGAGACCGATATTTTCGATGGTCGCTGGGACAATGCGACCGTGGAAATCTGGCGGGTGAACTGGGCCGACACAACCAGTCGTGCCCTGCTGCGGCGCGGTGCTATCGGTCAGGTCCGGCGCGGGCGGCTGCATTTCGTGGCCGAGATGCGTAGCCTCGCCCATGTGCTGGGGCAAACCCTCGGGCGGACGTTTCAGGCGAGTTGCGATGCGGCATTGGGCGATGCCCGCTGCGGTGTCGATCTGAATGCAGCCGCCTTCAAGGCATCGGGCACCGTGGTTTCGCTGTCGGGCGATCGCGGCTTTGCAGTTTCCGGCCTTTCCGGCTTTGCCGAGGGCTGGTTTGCGCTCGGCACCCTGCAATGGCTGACCGGAGCCAATACCGGACGCAAGGCCGAGGTGCTGGGCCACGCCAGTGTAGGCGCGGATATAAACATCACTTTGCTCGAGGCTCCTGTGCGTCCGGTCGAGGTCGGCAATACTTTTGATATCTTCGCCGGTTGCGACAAGCGGTTTGAAACCTGTCAGGCCAAGTTTGCCAACGCGGTCAATTTCCGAGGCTTTCCCCATATCCCCGGACAGGACACCATCATCCGCTACGCGGCCAAGGGCGATGCCAATGCGGGATCGGTGTTATGAGCCGAAGCCGAACAGCCCCGGCGCGGATCGTCAAAGCCGCCCGCCGCTGGATTGGCACCCCGTATCACGATCAGGCCTCGGTGCGCGATGTGGGTTGCGACTGCCTCGGGCTTCTGCGTGGTGTCTGGCGAGACGTGGTCGGCCCAGAACCGATGCCGGTGCCGCCATATTCCCGTGATTGGGGCGAGGCAGGACCGGTGGAGGTCTTGGCCGAGGCCGCGCGGATCGCAATGCAGGAACTGGAGGTTTCAGAGGCCCGCACCGGCGACGTTGTCCTGTTTCGGATGCGCGCGGGCGCGATTGCCAAGCATGTCGGAATACTGTCCGGAGGTGGGCATTTCATCCACGCCTATGAACGCACCGGAGTGATCGAGGAGCATCTGACGCCTGCTTGGCAGCGCCGGATCGCCTTCGCCTTCCGTTTTCCTGTGAGGTAATCCATGGCTTCCATTCTTCTCGCCTCGGCCGGTGCCGCGATAGGTGGCAGTATCGGCGGGGCCATCCTCGGCGTATCCGCTGCCACCATCGGCGGCGCGATCGGCTCGTTTGCGGGCTCGATGATCGACAGCTGGATTGTCTCCTCGCTTGCCCCCGGGCAGCGCATCGAAGGCCAGCGGCTGGAAAACCTGACCCTCACCACCTCGACCGAGGGGGCGGTGATCCCGCGCATTTATGGCCGGATGCGGATCGGGGGCAATATCATCTGGGCCACGGATTTCACCGAAACGGTGAACACGACCACCCAGGGTGGCGGCAAGGGCGGCGGGCCGGAGGTGACCACCACGGCCTATCTTTATTCCGCGTCCTTCGCGGTGGCGCTGTGCGAGGGGCCGATTTCCGGCATCGGGCGCATCTGGGCCGATGGCAAACCGCTCGATCTCTCCGGTATCACATGGCGGATTTACACCGGCGACGAGACCCAGCAACCGGACCCGTTTATCGAGGCCAAAATGGGCACCGGCAACGCCCCCGCCTATCGCGGCACCGCCTATGTGATGTTCGAGGAACTGCCGCTGGAGCAATTCGGCAACCGCATCCCCCAGCTGTCTTTCGAGATCTTCCACCCCGTCATCGCGCCCGACACGGCCGAAGGCATGATCCGCGCCGTCACCCTGATCCCCGGCACCGGCGAGTTCGTCTATGCCACCGAGGGAATTTCCCGTGGCACCGGTGGCAATACCGCCTCGGAAAACGTGCACACCACCAACACCGTGCCCGACATCGTCGCGGCGCTGGACCAGTTGCAGGCCGCCGCGCCGAATATCGAGAGCATCAGCCTCGTGGTCAGCTGGTTCGGCACCGACCTGCGGGCCGGAAACTGCCAGCTTAAACCCGGAGTCGAGAACACCATCAAGGTCACCACGCCAAAAAGCTGGGCCGTGAATGGTGTCACACGCGCCGGTGCCCATGTGATCAGCCTGGACGCAACCGGTCGCACCGCCTATGGCGGCACACCGGCGGATTTCGCCGTGATGCAGGCCATTCAGGAGATCAAGGCACGCGGGCTGCGGGTTACCTTCTATCCGTTTTTGCTGATTGATATTCCGACGGGCAATACGCTGCCCGATCCGTATTCCGATAATGCGGCTACAACCGGCCAGCCCTCTTACCCTTGGCGCGGGCGGATCACCTGTTCTCCGGCGGCAGGCTATGCCGGAACCGTGGACAAGACCGCCGCTGCCGCCACGCAGGTTTCCGCATTCATGGGCAATGCACAGGTTGCGGACTTTGCCATCAGCGGCGAGACCGTCTCCTGGGCCGGGGGTTCTGATTGGGGCTACCGGCGCATGATCCTGCAATATGCCCATCTCTGTGCGGCCGCAGGCGGGGTGGACACTTTCCTGATCGGCTCGGAATTGCGCGGCTTGACGACAATTCGCGACCGGGCAACCATTGCGAATGGTGCGACCAGCTATCCGGTCGTGGCGGCACTGAAGCAACTGGCCGGTGATGTTGTGGGCATTCTCGGTGCCAACACCGCCATCAGCTACGCCGCCGACTGGTCGGAATATTTCGGGCACCAGCCAACGGACGGTTCGGGTGATTTGTTCTATCACCTCGATCCATTGTGGTCTGATCCGAGCATAGATTTCATCGGCATCGACAATTACCTGCCCCTGTCGGACTGGCGGGACGGATTTGACCACGCGGATGCACAGGCGGGATGGGGTTCGATCCGCGATCTCGACTATCTACGCAGCAATATCGAGGGTGGCGAAGGGTTCGACTGGTTCTATGCCTCGGACACCGATCGCACCGCCCAAAACCGCACGCCCATTACCGACGGGGTCTATAATCAGCCTTGGGTGTTTCGCCCCAAGGATATCCGTGCGTGGTGGGCCAACCCGCATTATGACCGCCCGGGCGGAGTGCGCGTTGGTCTCACCCCGAATGGGGCCAACCCTCCCGCATGGACCAATGTCGGCCCGGTTGCCCGAGCGACTGATCCGACGTCGTATGGCGGGTTTTTCAGCGCTCAAAGCGTCGCCTCGGCTGGCAAGGTCTGGCACCGGATTGAAGAACCCACACTGGTAACGCTGCAGGCCGGGCAGACATACGAGGTAAGGTGCTATTTCAAGCCTGGCACCTCGGGCAGGCGTAAGGTGCTGGTCTATCAGGCATCGCCTTATTTTACCCTCTCGGTATACGGCCCGTTGCTTAACCCCTCGATCTGGGCGTCAGACGCATCCTCGGTCGCGATCGTGTCAGAACAAATTGTCGGCGTGGGCGTGCACCAACTGGTGTTTCGCGTGACACCGCTGATCGAGGTCACCGCACGCTGGGGCATCGGACCGGACTCGGCAGTGTCGGGCGAGGACATCATCGTGTTGGGCCTGAGTATTATTCCGGTTGCCGTTTCCACCACCGGCTGGGTGCCACAATCAAAGCCCATTCGCTTCACCGAGCTCGGCTGTCCGGCTGTCGATCGTGGCACCAACCAGCCCAATGTGTTTTATGATCCGAAGTCGGCCGAGAGCGCGCTACCGCATTTCTCGCGGGGCTGGCAGGATGAAGCGATCCAGCGGCGTTATATCGAGGCATTGCTGGGATATTGGGGTGATCCGGCCAATAATCCGACCAGCACTATTTACGCCGCCCCGATGATCGATATGGGCGAAGCGGCTGTCTGGACGTGGGACGCGCGGCCCTATCCGGATTTTCCGGCGCGCGAGGATGTTTGGGCCGATGCACCGAACTGGCGGCTCGGGCATTGGCTGAACGGGCGGCTCGGCGCGGTCGGCCTTGGCGCGCTGGTTCGCGAGCTTTGCCTCCGCGCGGGGCTGGATGATGCGCTTATCGACGTGAGCGAGCTTTCCGACACCGTCCCGGGCTTTGTGATTTCCGCCCTGGAAAGCCCACGCGCCTCGATTTCGACATTGGCGCGGCATTTCGGGTTTGATGCGGTGGAAAGCGGTGGCGTTATCCGGTTTGTGACACGCGGTCAGCAGGCTGCGTCAGTTATCTCACCGGATGACATGGTGGCCAATTCCGGCGACGTCATGGAATTGACCCGCGGGCAGGAAACCGAACTGCCGCAAGCCCTCAAATGGCAGCTGGTGCGCCCTGACGAGGAATATGACGCCGCCACCGTCGAGGCCCGCCGCACTACGGTGGAGGCCGCCCGCGTGGCAGCCGACAGCTTCCCGCTGGCCGTGTCGCTGGAAGAAGCCGACCGGCGCTGCCGCCGTGCCCTGATGGAGGCGTGGATCGGGCGCGAGACCTTGACGGCCAAATTACCACCCTCGCGTCTGCCGCTCGATCCCGGCGATGTGGTCAGTCTCGCCAATGATGGCCGCCTGATCGATTATCGCATCACCCGTATTGGTGATGCCGGCGCGCGATCCATCGAGGCGATCCGGACGGATGCCGCCATTTACGATCTGCCACCAGGGCAATACCGTTCGGCGAAACTACCCGGCGCGACGGTTTATGGTCCCGCCGAGGTCGCCCTGATGAACCTGCCGCAAATTGTCGACACCGTGTCGGCGCATCAGCCTTATGCAGCGGTGTTTGCAAAGCCGTGGTACGGCACGGCAGCCATCTGGCGTAGCGCCATCACCTCAGGTTTCGCGCTACTCGATACCATCGGCCAATCTGCGCACATGGGTGTTTTGGCAACTAACTTGCCAGCGGGGCAGCTCAACCGCTTTGATCATGGCAATGAACTGCTGATCGATCTTTTCTCGGGCACGTTGACCAGCGTTACTGACACCGAACTGTTCGCCGGAGCCAATGCGCTGGCGGTTGAAAGCACGCCCGGCATCTGGGAAGTCATCCAGTTCGGCAATGCGGAGCTGGTTGCCGCCGGTCGCTATCGTCTGACCCGCCTGTTGCGCGGCCAACGCGGCACTGGCGATGCCATGGGCAACCCCGCACCCACCGGTGCGCGGGTCGTGATTTTTGGTTCTGGCCTCCAGCCGCTCTCGATTGCCAAAGCCGATCTCGGCCTGCCGTGGAACTGGCGCATCGGTCCGGCCAGTGCCGCGCCGTCCGATGCCATCATGCAGGCGCAGAGCTTCACCCCGAACGGGCGGGGCTTGATGCCCTTCGCACCAGCACAAGTGCGGATGCGGCGAGAGGCCAACGGCGATCTGTCGTTGCGCTGGTTGCGGTGCGACCGGTCGCTCTCGGCCGATAGCTGGGTGCTGACTGATGTGCCGATGTCAGAAGCCACCGAGGCCTATGATCTGGAAATCCTGAACGGGACTGTAGTCGTTCGCACCGTGTCCGGCCTGACCGCTCCGATCTTCACCTACACCGCCGCCATGCAGAGCGCTGATTTTGGCGGGCCGGTCAGCAGTCTTTCGATCCGCCTATACCAGATTGGAGCGCTGGGTCGAGGCGTGCCGCTCGCCCAAACTCTCACCATCAAGGAAAGCCTATGACTAATACGCCGAATCTGTCCCTGCCGTATCTGGCGGCCGCGCAGGCGCAAAAACATGTGACCGTCAACGAGGCCCTGGGCCTGATCGACGCGCTGGCCCAGATGGCGGTTGTTGCAGTTGGCGCAACATCTCCCCCCGCCACACCGGCCGAGGGCGAACGCCACATCATCGGCACCGGTGCCACTGGCGCATGGTCCGGCTGGGACAACAGTATTGCGCTGTTTTCCGGCGGGGCATGGCTGCGCATGATCCCGCAGACCGGCTGGATGGCGTGGGATGTTGCGGCCAGCGAGCTTCTGGTCTGGAACGGCAATGCGTGGATCGGGCTGAACACAGCCATGGGTCTTCTGACCCGCGCATCCTCTGTTCGAGTGGCTCAAGGGCTTGCCGGTTCGGCAACCGACATGGTCGTGGCCGAAGAACTGCTTTCCAATTTGTCCGGAGCCTCGGTTAACTCAACCATTTCCATTCCAAACCGCGCCATTGTTTTGGGGGTGTCAACCCGCACCGTCACCGCCATTACAGGTGCTACCTCCTATGATTGCGGGATTGCGGGCGAGATATCAAAGTTCGGCGGCAGCCTTGGCGTTGCCGCCGGCAGCACCAATGTCGGTGTCATTGGCCCGCAGGCTTTCTATAGCGCCACCCCGATCATTCTCACCGCCAATGGCGGGAATTTCACCGGCGGTGCTGTGCGCATGGCCATTCATTATTTTCTGCCCAGCGCGCCGCAATCCTGATCCCGGCGTTTCCAACGCATATCAACACAGAAAGGAACCCCATGACCCCGCAAAAAATTGAAGCGGGCTTTGTGCGCATGCCCGAGGACGAATTCGAGGCCATGCTGGCCCGCGCCGCCGAACAGGGCGCACGCCGTGCCCTGGCCGATGTTGGCCTTGACGGCCCCGAAGCCGCTATCGACATCCACGACCTGCGCACATTACTCGATAGCCTGCGCATGGCGCGCCGCACCGCCTGGCAAACCATTGTGCGCCTGATCACTACCGGCCTGTTGCTCGCCTTGATCGCGGGTATAGCCGTGAAGCTCAAGCTGTTCGGCTAAGCAACCCAAAATCACCCGACCACATGCCCGCCAACCGGCGGGTTTTTCATTTCTGGAGGAAATCATGACCACCCACTATTACGCTGACTGGCGCGACGTGCCCGGTAAACTCTGGCGCTGGCTCAACTTTTCACCCGAGGAAATCGCCTGCCGTGGCGATGGCACCATCCGTATCAACGAACCCGCCCTCGACAAGCTGCAGGCCTTGCGGGACCGCCTTGGTGTACCAATGATTGTTAACTCCGCCTATCGCAGCCCCGCCTATAACCGGCAGGTCGGCGGGGCCAAACACTCCATGCATTTGCAGGGCGCGGCGTTCGATATTTCTATGGCCAACCATGATCCCGTGGGTTTTGAGGTCGCGGCTCGCGCCGTCGGCTTCACCGGCTTCGGCTTCTATCCCCGCCAGAACTTCATGCACATCGACATCGGCCGCGCCCGCCAATGGGGTGATCCGTTTCCGCCCCGCGCCATTCGCAATGGTCGCACCACTCGATTTGCCCCCGAACCACCGCGCCTGCGCGCAACCCTGACGGAATCCCGCACCATGAAAGGCGGCGGCGCAGCCGGTGTCGCCACCATCGGCGCGGCCGGTGTCGAGGTGATGCAGCAGGCCGCCACCGACGCCCAATCCGCCCTGCAACCGCTGATACCCTGGCTCGACACAATCCGCTGGCTGTTCATCGCCGTGGCCCTGATCGGCATCGGGGTCACCATCTACGCCCGCTGGGATGACTGGCGGAAAGGGCGGCGCTAATGGGCGCGCTGATCACATGGCTCACCGGCAGCCGCCTCGCTCTGGCCGTCGGAAAGTGGGCCGTAATCATCCTAACAATATCGCTGTTCCTCCTATCCCTGCGCCGCTCCGGCGAGCGTGCCGGACGGCTGGCAGAACGGCTCGAAAATACGGAGAAAGCCAATGAAATCCAGCGCCGAATGCTCGAGGCCGCGTCTCGCCGCCCTCGTAATCGTAACGAGCTTGCTGAGCGCCTGCGCGACGGTAAATTCTGAGCGGGTCACAGGTGTATGCCCGCCGGTGGTGGAGTATGACGCGGGTATTCAGGCAAAGGCGGCAGAGGAAGTGCTGGCGTTGCCGGAAGGGTCGGCGCTCAACGAAATGTTGAGCGATTACACTACCTTGCGCGATCAGTCTCGAATTTGCCAACGTTTCTAACACGAAATTTCCTAGTCGGTCAAATTCATGCGCTTATTCTGAACACGACCTTTGCGCGCACCAAGCAATTAATATTATTGGGTCGAAATAATGCACCAAAAAATCTTGATTTATCCACAACGTAGTATTTGATGATCACAATTCTGGATCATCAACCTTGGTGAGCGGGCGGGCCGGAAACTTGCGTTGCCATGTCTCGATGAGAAAGAGTGACGCCGTACTTGCGGCATGGATCGCTAAGCGAGCGATCCGCGTATCGACACGGGCATAGCCCTTCTCGCGGCCGTGGGCGTCGCCACCATGGGTGCGCAATGCCCCCACCCCTCCAACTACCGTAGCCAGGCCAGACAGGATTTGCCGAACATCTTTGGCAATCAAGGGGTCAACGTCGGAGCGATCGGGAGATAGGCCAAGCGGCTGCTTCACTGCGTTGTAGAGTCCCTGCACGTCTTTCTTCGCAGGTAAGGGTTGTCCGAGTTCGATTAGGATCGACCGACAAACACTTTCGAACGTGCTACACGCAGCGGTGACGGCATCTTCAGGATCCGTCTGGCTGTTTGCAAGGGCGCGTTCCAGATCTCGATTCACAGTGTCGAAATCAATGACTTCGGACAATCCTGCAAGCTCTGCAAGAACGGGAATACCTTTGCCTGCCTCGATCAAGCGTATCCGTCCTCCCTGTTGCTGTAGCTCAAAACCATCAAAGCGCAGCACGCGATTGAGGTATTCTAGCACGATAGTATGGCGCGCAGGCTCGTGGATGAAATCACGGGGATCAGCAGCAGACTCAATAATCCTCGGTAGGACTTGCTCAGCCTCGAAGCCATTATTGAGGTTGATGAGGCATGTCACTAGGGATGGAACGCGAGAGCCGTCCAACCTGAAATCAACATTGCAGGCGCGCATGAAATTCTCGATTTTTGGCCCACTACGGTAGATGCCAATGGGTGGATCAGGATCATTACCGCCTCCCCCGCTGATAATTTCGGCTATAGCGTTAACGCTTTGAGGTGAAAGAGGAAAGGGCATCGCAGCTTACCCGTGCCTCTGCAAAGCTGCACTATCAGGATCGTAGCGATATCCAGAAATCGTCCCGTCCTTAAGTTTGTCAACAGCATCATCAATCACAAAAAGCGGCACAAGAAACCATTCGCGGGGCATAACGGGCCGCCCGAAACGGTCCATGATTTCAATCTCGAGCCGTGCGGGCTCAAAAATGCGGTGGATCAGGTTTTCAAGTTTTGTGCGATTGATGTTGTAGAGCTCATAGCTCGCCACGATTTCGACATTGGCCATCAGGAATGTTGGCTGAAGATGTGCCCCGGCTATCCGCTTTTCCACGCTCATATTGGTCACACCGATTTTGTGAACCAAATCCCGATTTCCCGCGACGAGCGGATGATCGGATTTACTCCGCAGCACATAGATCGTCCCGCTTGCTTCGTCCCCGTCGATTGTCTGGTCGGAAAACAACGGCCCGGCGGTCGGCTCGGTGATCCGTCTTCCGGCTTCATCCTTGTTCAGGGCACGCTGAAGCGAGCGCATAAGCATGTTGCTTTCGGTCCCATTGTCGAAAATCACGCGCAATCTGGCATCTGTGCGTCCGTGCTCCGTGATGGTGATTTCGCCCTTATCGGCAACAAAAGCCTTTTGCCCCCCCACAATAAAGAACCGGCCTTTTTCAATCTCGGCCTTCATCTCGAAAGGCCTGGTTTCACGCAGGCCGGTATTCAGCTCTTTTTGAACCTGCTCAAACAATGGTTTGAAGGTTTCAAAATCTTCGCACCTCTCGCGACCGGCAATATCTTCAGCCGCCTTTTTTTCAGCGCTTGAGCGAACATGGCGCAATTCGGTAATCGGGGCGGCATCAACCTCCACTCCAAGCTCGGCCAATAGTGCTGCATCATCGAGATCGTCAGCTTCATTTTCGGTTTCAGCGGTTGCCCCCCCTAGAAGCCCCTGATCGTCTACAGGCTCAACCAAATTCCGGCATTCCGGCACCTCCCGCATGCGATCCAGTCGCACGGCATAGAGGCGCTCGAAAATGTCGCGGTCCTCGCCATGTTGCGGTGGGCGACCATGTTCTTTGGTGAAACGCTGTATCTCTTCAAATCCGGCAATGATGCGCTCTTCGCGCGGAGTGCGGCTAACGGTTTTCTTTGCCTCGACCTCGACACCAAGCTCGGCCAGCAGTTTATCATCTTCCGATGTAAATCCCTTAACCATTTGCGGCCTCCTGCTTCATGCGGGCAAGATACGCCACGCCCTCGGCCATTTTCTTTTCCCAAGGATCGGGGGATGTGATCGACGGCAACCGCCCGCGTTCTTGCTTGAATCGTAGCGCCCGCTTTGCCAGATTGCGTGCCTCTTCTGGCGAAAGCTGCACCTTCTTGGCCGAAATCACAGCGGCAACCTGTTTCAGGCTTTCCTCACTCATGGTCTTGGCAAGGATGGCATATGCCTCGCTGAACGGGTTGATCCGGTCGATCAGATCAATATCCAGATCGCGCACGTCCATTGCAAACTTGCGCACCCCGTCAATAAGGGCGGTATTGCCGCCCGTCTGGGCATCATCCATGCCAGACAGGGCAACCTCTTTGGCTTTTTGCGTCAGGTTCAAAGCGGCAATTGCATGTTGGCGCACCGCTTCCTGATCCTCGGGGTCCAGCTCGGGGAATTTGCTTCCGACGATTTTACCCATGCGCACCTGGGTCAATTCCTGCGGCACCATCTCCTCATCAAACAACCCCCGCTCGATTGTGGTTTTGTCCTGAACAAAAGCAGTGATCACCTCGTTCAGGTCTTGCTGGCAAATACGTTGCGCCTCTTTGCTTTTCGGTTCCGCCAGTCCCTTGATCTCGATTTGGAACTGGCCGCTTTCTTCGCTGAACCCGACGTTACATTTTTTCGGGTCATACCCGCCCTCGCCATAGTCGAAACCTTCAACCGGGGTACTTTGCGGAGTCTTCGGGGTGAAATTGAAACGCGGTGCCAAAACCTGCTCCATCAGCAGGCTGGCGGCAATTGCCTTCAGCGTGTCATTGACAGCTTCAGTTACAGCGTCTTCGGCGGCGTCTGGCTCTGCAATCAGGTTGGTAAAGCGTGCCCGTTCCTTGCCCGGCGCATCGCGGGTGGCGCGGCCGATAATCTGCACGATCTCGGTCAGGCTGGCCCGATACCCGACCGTCAGTGCATGTTCGCACCAGATCCAGTCAAAGCCCTCTTTGGCCATGCCCAGCGCAATGATGATATCCACATGGTCGCGGTCATTTTTGTGCGCGGGGTCTTTCAGCGCCGCCGAAACGCGATCACGTTTGGCCGCTTCATCATCCACAAGATCGGCGATTTTCAGCACCCGTCCGCCCGGCGTTTTTACCAGTTGAAAACCGGTTTCCGGATCGGTGCCCTGCCATTCGCCCAGCGCGTCGATGATGTGATCGACCTCCTTGTGCTTGTCCTTGGTGCTTTCGCGGGAATTCACGTTCGGAATATGCAAGATGGTTTTTTCGGCCGGGTCCAGCACCTTCATGATGTCATCGGCATAGGAACCGGAATAAAAGAAATAACCGATATCGAGCGTTTTCAGAAATTCATAGCCGTTCAACTGCTCGTAATAGGTATAGGTGACGGTTTCGAATTTAGCCTCGTCTCCGGGGGCAAGGACGGCCTCGGCATCGCCGCGAAAATACGATCCGGTCATGGCCACCATGTGCACCTTGTCGCGCGCCATAAAGGCCGCCAGATGCGCGCCCAGCTTGTTATCGGGGTTGGCGCTGACATGGTGGAATTCATCGATGGCGATCAGGCGGTTGTCAAAGGCCTCCACCCCCAGCTGATCCACGGCGAACCGGAATGTGGCGTGGGTGCAGACCAGAACCCTGTCATCGCTTTGCAAAAATGCCGCAACGGATTTGACCTTGCCGCCATCCTCGCCGGGGGCGTTGCACAGGTTCCATTTCGGCGCGACGCTCCAATCGGCCCAAAAACCGAAATCGCTCAGCGGCTCATTGTTAAAGCTCGCCCCGATGGATTTTTCCGGCACCACCACGATCGCCTGTTTCACCCCCTGATTTTCCAGTTTGTCGAGCGCAATGAACATCAGCGCGCGGCTTTTGCCCGAGGCTGGCGGTGATTTGATCAGCAGATATTGCTCGCCGCGTTTTTCATAGGCCCGCTCCTGCATCGCCCGCATGCCCATCTCGTTGGAGGTGGTCGAGCCACCGGTGCGGGCATAGGTGACGGATACGGAGGGGACGTTACGAGGGTCGGACAATTTTCTATCTCCTGAAAAGGGCAATATATTCTTGAAAAACAAACAGGCGGTTGCGTTGTTGGCCGGTGATTTCGGTTAGCACACCATACTCCACCAAATCGGAAATCAGGGCCGAGGCGGTGTTGGCGGTGCTGCCGGTCAATGCGGCCACCGCTTTGACATCAATAACCGGACGCCCATACAGATAGCGCATCAGCGCTTGGGCGTTGTTTTGGCGGCGGGCGCTGAAGCGCGGCAGCACGTCGCCCTCGATCCGGGCTTTCAGTTCCAGAATGGCGCGAAAGGCATCGGCGGCGCTGCGGGCAGTTTCTTCTACCCCGTGCAGGAAAAACACCAGCCATGCCCGCAGATGGTTG